TCAGGGTTAAGGCGGGTTATGGCGTAATCCATGCTGGGGCGATAAGTTAAGAACTTACCTAGTTGGCGCTGCCATTCAGTGCGGACGTTGCTAAGGTCAATCCCGTCCCAATGCCTTGCAAAGTTTGCCCCATAGATTGCACTCATGCGGGTAAAAATGTAATCAAAGCCAACGTCCACATCACACCAATCGTTTGGGTTCTTCATGAATCACCTCCAAATTTTCAGGTTTAGCCCAAAACGGGGCGGGTTTAGGGCCTGACATTCCTCTGGTCAACAGGTTCATGTTGGCAGCGGCTTTTTGCGTAGCTGTTTGCTTTTCAGCAACCCATTCAGCTTTTAAGCCTTGGCTACCACGGGTACACCACTCAATCAAAAACTGATCAAGTGTCCAGTTAAGTTTGCCAGCTTCAGCCCGTGCGCCCTTAACCACGGTTTCGGTGACTGATGCCTTTTTGGATTTCCGCAGTTGCAACCAATCTTGCCAAACCTGTGGGCTTACATCATGGGGGCAGGCAACGTTAGTTGCCCTCTCTTTAATTGGTTTATCGTTTATCGTTATTGGTTTATCGTTTATAGTTGCCTTAGCGATGGGTTGCGAGTCGGTAGCCACTGGGTTCTTTTTGCGACCACCAAGGCGACCATTTGCTCTATTTTTCTCAGCCATTGCGTGATATTGGTCAATAACTGTTTCGCATCGACCATGATGCCAACCTAATTCAGTCAGCTTAAACATATCCTGCAAAACAGATTTAACCACCGCGCAATCCAATCGCAAGCGCTTGGCAACCCACTGGGTATCCAATGGGATTTGATTTTCAGTGTCGTAATACATATCCAAGAGTCGGCGGTAAGCCAAATCTTCTTCGTTGGATAGGTGTGCGGTGGCGGCTCGGTAATCGCCAATATTGAATTGGTAATAGTGCATTTTCAGACCTCAACATGACCCTGAAAAAGAAACCTCGGCAGGAGGGGTCTGTTCTCTTTTCGGCAAGGGGATCAATCCTTGCCTAGCCGTGTTTCAAACAATGTTAAACCACAAACCAATCTGGGCGCAAGTCTTTTAATTGGCGCAGCCTAAGTTCAGGAACGGTTTTCCACATAGAAACCGCCGCCCTTGTAATTCTTAATAACTTTGCAAGCTCAGCCTGTGAGCCTGCCAACTGTACTAATTGCTGTTTTGTCATGCGAGTATTGTAAAGGTAGATTAACAAAATAGCAACATTAGGGTTTGTCCCTACAAAATAATTGCATAAAGTGCTTGACTTGTGGTTAAGTTTGCTTAACAATACATTCATTCCCCAGCGCAACGCATAGGGTCTTTAAGGAAATAACATGATGAACTGCAACTGGATGGTGACTTTAGCAATTGCCCAACGCAAGGCTTTGCTGACACTTGGTTACACAAACCAACAAGTTAATGCCATGAGTCTGGCTGAAACAACTGATGCGTTAAAAACACTTGGCTATAACTTTAAAGCCAACTCACCATTTAAAAACAAAGCCCCTTACAACCCTGAGTTTTTAGGCGCACAACCCGCACGGGCTGGTGAAGATTATTAAACCAAATAGGGCGCAAGCCCTTAAAGGAACAACCATGTTTGATATTGAAACCTACAAAAAACCAACCGATTGGGCACAAATTGCCCTCTACGTTGTATCTATTGCCGCCATTGTGGCGGTTGCCTTTGACCTTTTTGTTTGGAGAGCATCATGTTAAATGACGGTGAACAAGGCACTTTTGAAGAATACCTCGACAACTACGGTGAAGTCAAAGTCGAATGGATTTGGTGCGAGGGTGACGATTGGGAATTTGACGGTTACTTTGACGTATTTATTTCTTGCGGTGAACTGGACATTACTTATGACATTTCTAAAGCAGCATTTGATTACATCTACCAGTGTGTCAAAGAACGCGCAGGGTATGAACCACCCAGCCGCCAACGCACCGCATTTGTTTTTAACGGTTTAGCCAATAACATTTTTTAAGGATCAAAATGAAATACGCACTTTTACTTTTGGCATTGGTTGGCTGCGCCAGCCAGCCGCCAGCACCTGTTTACACACTACGCCCTGAACCGCCTGTGGTAGTAGCCAACACCACGCAGGAATTGGTCATGGATAAGCAAATCCAGCCAATGGGTCGGAATGAAGTTATTGACGGGGTTAAACAATGCGAATCCGCAGGGCTTCGCGCCGTCCCCATTTACGCAAAACGCAAGATCAATGGCTACACGGTGGAAACGGTTGTAGAAGTGACTTGTGGCCCACGTTACGCATACTAAGGAGAAACCATGAAACAGATTGCAACCGCACTGGTCAAGGCACAGAAAGCCTTTGGCCCAGCCCTGAAGTCCAGCACCAACCCGCATTTCAAATCCCGCTACGCTGACCTGTCTGCCTGCGTGGAGGCTGTAATTGATGCGTTAAATGACAATGGAATTGCTTTGGTGCAGAAATCCTATGACTGCGTAGATGGCATCATGGTTGAAACCGTGTTTGTCCACGAATCAGGCGAAATGCTAGAAACTGGCATTCTTAGATTTCCATTGATGAAAAACGATCCCCAAGGCGCAATGGCGTGTTTGACCTATGCCCGGCGCGGTTCATTAATGGCTGCCTGCGGTATTGCCCCAGAAGATGATGACGGTAACAGCGCCAGCCGCAAGACTGAGATTAAATCCACGGTCAACGAAAGCCAAGTGGCTGATCTGATGGCAGCAATGGACGAAACCATTACGCTGGAAGAACTTCAGAAAACCTACAAAGCAGCTTATGCCGCAGCCAATGGCGACCCAGCTTGGCAGAAGAAAGTGATTGCGCGTAAAGATGCCAAAAAATCTACGCTGGAGGTCAAATGAACAACCCACCAGCATTTCCGCTACACAACCACGGGGCACAGACTCTCGGTATGCATGTAACAGGCATGAGCCTGCGTGACTACTTTGCGGCAAAGGCATTGCCTCAGTGCTTTGCGGTATCTGCCACAACAGACATCGCCGCAAAAGAAGCGTACCGCATGGCAGACGCAATGATGAAAGCGAGGGAAGAATAATGGAACAGCGTACAGAAGAATGGTTTGCAGCCCGGTGCGGTAAGGTCACCGCCAGCAGGGTGGCAGACATTATTGCCAAGACCAAATCAGGGCCAAGCACTAGCAGAGAAAACTACGTTGCCCAGATTGTGTGTGAACGCATGACAGGCAAACCCGCAGAGTCTTACAGCAATGCGGCAATGGCTTGGGGTACTGAGCAAGAACCTTTTGCCCGTGCCGCCTATGAGTCCGCTAAAGACGTTTTGGTTGAAGAAGTAGGGTTTGTATTGCATCCCAATATTTCAGAGGCTGGTGCGTCCCCTGATGGGCTTGTAGGGCTGTTTGGATTGGTGGAGATTAAATGCCCCAACACCGCCACCCACATCAGCACATTGTTGGATCAGAAAGTCCCTGAAAAATACAACACCCAAATGCAATGGCAAATGGCTTGTACTGAACGCCATTGGTGCGACTTTGTAAGTTTTGACCCACGCATGGCAGAGGGCTTACAACTGTTCATCAAACGGGTTGAATTTGACCCACTCTATGTAGCCAGCCTTGAAAAAGAAGTTTTGAATTTCTTATTTGACGTTGAATACAAAATCACCCAACTTAACAAACTGAAAGACTGAAATGATCAAAATCAAAGACTTAGTAGCAACAAACGGTAATTACAAAAACAAAGACGGTGAAGAAAAAGCACGTTGGATCAACATTGGTGCATTATTTCAAGATGGAAACAAACTTAGCATCAAACTAGAAAGCATTCCTGTTGGTGGCAATTGGAATGGTTGGGTTAGCTGTGTTGACCCTAAACCAGTTGATGGCAGCGAAAGACGGTTGCCTAAAAAGTTTGATGGCTTTGAAGAGATGCCCAGCGACATACCTTTTTGAGGAACAACCATGCTGCATCCTAGAGTCAGAAACACCGACCCTTTGACCAGTTGGCAGGCAGCAGGGTCTGCAAAAGACCTTGCCAACCGCCATGCCCAGATCATTGTGGATTGCTTGACCAAACATGGCGCATTGGGCAAAGATGGCATTGCCGCGCAGACAGGGCTGGAATCCATGCAAGTAGCCAGACGGTTGCACGAACTAGAACGCGATGGCGAAATCTGTTTAACGGGCAAGGTAG